CATGCTTTCTTGGTAGTCTTCGATTTCATTGTCTCCTGCTAGCATCAACCGGTCATACAGGGATGGTTCTCCAGAACCCTCTCCAAATATTAAAGAGGCAACCCTAGGCATTGGTCTTGACTGTGCGGAGTCCATGCTTTCTTGGTAGTCTTCGATTTCATTGTCTCCTGCTAGCATCAACCGGTCATACAGGGATGGTTCTCCAGAACCCTCTCCAAATATTAAAGAGGCAACCCTAGGCATTGGTCTTGCTAGGTTTTTGTCACTCAAGTCTAATATTTCCTTTATTTTCTCAAGTGTGCCACCAGTTGTCTGCTGAATGGTAGTTAGAATGCAGGCCATAATTCCATTTATGTACTGTTGGTTCACTCCCCCAGATATTTCAGAAACCCACAAATAATAATATGGGAGGGACTTCCTGTCCTCAGAGAGAATTGAGCCATTCTTGAATGCAAGGTCCACAACCCTAGACCTCAAAACAGATCCCTGTTGTAATGTGGACATCACCCTGAGATTCCTTTTATGTTTCCTCTTATAGGCACCTAAAGATCTAACAAATCGTATGTTTGTGTCACTGTCAAGTGCCTCACCCAAGTTAGAAAGTTTTAAGTTGGCTTCCTCAAAGACCTCTTCAGCCCAGTCACCTAGGTCTCCAGCATCGGTTTCAAGGTATCTCCCTTTTGCTATCTCATCCATTGCCTTCTTGAACATTTCATTCACAGTTCCATTCTGGAAATCTTCAAATGTCAGCTCCACACCTGCTAAGTGAAATCCCTCTACGTCTTGTAAGATCCCAAAGCTTTCTTCATCTACTTCCTCATGAACTTGTATGTACTCTAGGATCCTACCCTTCTCTAGCTCTTTGTTTGACATTACAATTTCCAGGTTTGTGTCTTCCCTCAAAAATTTTACAGCTTGCATATCAGTCATTGTTGGTAACCTACCATTGAAAAACCAGTCTCTGTTTTCAAGGAGTCTCTTCAATAGAACACCACGACACCAGATCCTATTCTTAAACTCCAAATGAGCTGGTACTTCACAAGGGTATGTTGCCCCGACCATGTGACATATTGTGGCAGACACTTCAGATCCATGCTTAAGTTTAATGGTGTAGGAGAGTGTTTTAGGGTCGACCTTGTGTTCTACAGTGAAGTTATCATAGTCTACAAGTCTCCTATGTCTATAAGAAGGAATGAGCCTGAGGTTTAAAACCCGACATCCTGTTGAGGCCACAAGACATCTAGTCAAGAGCTTAGTTGATTCATCAAGGATTATTTCGCCTGGCTTTGCCTCTCTCACTGAAAAGAAATCCTGAACACTAAATCCTAGCATCCTGCATAGAGACTTGAGATCTCGAAGCAGTGACCGATAGTCTTGTATTTGCCTGCAGACTAGGAAGTGGTAACCATTTGTTTGACAAAGGTTAAAGGTGTCTGTTGAGGAGTTGACTAGCAACTCAAGATCACCTTCCCATTCCATACTACCATTTCTTAATGTCTTCTTTTGGGTCCTAACATAAGTGAAATTGAGACACTTCCATTTCAGCAGGAGTTCTTTAAGTTCATGTTTCGAAACAAGGCAGGAAGTTAGGAATAAAATTATTTTTTGAGTGGTTTGGTCTAGACCATTGATCGAGGAAACACTCCTTAAGACAGACTTGCACTCGTCAGAGAGTGTTTGGCTATTCAGTGTTATGGAGTCAAGAGAGGATACTGGAGAGCTAACAAACCCTTGAGACTCCATTAGTTTAAGATTGCAACAGAATTTCAGGAAATCAAGCTTCTTGTCAAGTGTGGTCCCAGAATCAAAGTCCTCTTGGGCTATCCCAAACTCGGAGATCATTGTTGCTCCTGGGATGTGATTATATTGCTTGAGTGACCTAAGAGTCAACTGTAAGGAATTAGAGCTTGGACCTGAGGCAAAAGCCTGGACTTTCCTAACCCTAAGGTTTGCATAAATCCTAGAGATGTAAAAGAATAGATCCATTGGCCTTATACCTTTCCTCTGGCACTCTTCCACCATGCCATCCAAAGACTCTAGTTTCATCCCCAGGAGTCTTTTCAATTCCTCTGTGTCGGAGGTGCTGGCCAATTGAGACATTCCGAATGATGTTTCCAATATGTCTTTTAAGCTGTTGGTAAAATTGTAATTGAAGTTGTTGACCACCCAAGTCCTCACAGCTTGTGAAAAGTATTTCTTGTTGTCTCTCCTTAAACCAAACTGTCCTATGAATTGACCAACAATGTCAAATGACTTATGTTGAGGGAAGAGAATATCTATCATATCACTCATGCTAAAATGAGCATCCTCACACTTCTTTAGTCCCTCTTGTATGAATTCCTTGTAAGTGACTTTGAGCTGCAATTCATGGTGTTCAAACTCTCCTAACTCGGTGTCAATCACCTTGTTTCCAGTTTCCGCAGCAACCCACCAGGCCCTGGCCGACTCAAAGGCACTTAATCTCCCGAAGTACATTGCTGGAGAGGTTCTTCTCAGTGAGTCAGCTGCACCCTTAGTAAAGAGTTTTGATGCGATGGACATCCTCACTTCATCTAAAGATTCAGGACCCCTTATTAGTAGATAAGGATTGAGTTCAAAATATTTCTTCACATCCTCTGCATTCAATGACAGTCTGTTACGCATTGATTCTAGTTGCCTAACTACCCCTTGACTTATGCCAAAGTGGTCCTTCTTGAGAAGGCCACCTTCCTCGCCAGGAAAGAAGTCTTCAAGGAGTTCCTCCTTTGATATGCTCATATACAGTAGCTTGCAGATGGAGTCCTTTTGATTCTTGTCTGTCAAAACCTTGTAATTGTAGAATTCGGGACCTATTATATCTTGAAGGTCACAATCGTATATAGGATAGACTCCAAGGTCATAAGGAACAAGATTCCTTGGGATGCCTAATGCTAGTGATGGATCATTAGACATCCCTCTGCCTGTTCTAAACACTAAATCAAAGTGGTCTGAGTTCATCAAATGAGCTGTGTTGCATATTATACTAGATGCACCATTTTCTCTAAGTTGCCTGATTCTAGTGTAAGACTCATTAACAAAGTTGGTGCAAGAGGTTGTTCCTATCATGTCAACAGCAGCTGCAGAAAACTTTATGGTTGGTGACAAGGTTTCGAGATTAACCATGAAAGCGGAATTCAACTCGTAAACAACATTTCCAGAAGCAGACTTTACAGAGAGTTCCATGCTATGAAGTCTTTCAGACGCCATGGCACACTGTTCGAAGAGGATATACTGCTTGTAGCCATCATCATCAGCCATAGAGATACCAATGATGTCACCTTTATCATCTGAGCCAGCCCTAGTCTTCCAGTGTATTTTTTTCTGTTGGCCCAGTTGAGATAAACACCTCTTAAATAATTCATCTCTAAGGCTGAGACAAGATAGGGCCAACACAGTGGACGAATAGTGGGGGATTCCTTGGCACATGTTTGACCTATTTTTAAAAAAACAATCACCACTTTTGAGGAAATTCTCTTTTGCAGTCTGCATCCATTCGGATTCATGTGTTGCATCCTTGTGTTTCATCCATTGCTCCACTAGTTTCTTCGGGTATTCAATCTCTTTATTTCCATGTTTTATGAATAGGAATCTAGAAAGCTGCTGCATTCCCTTTAGGTTGCTGAAGTGGTGCTCATAGATCTGAATGAATATGGTGGGTATAAAATGCTGAGCCCAGGTTGTCATGTCATAAGAATTCTTTACTATCTGAACTGGTGCACCCTTAGGGAACTGTGCCATGACATCTTCATAATCACCTCGCATCATGAGTCTCTTATCTTTGCCTTTTGTTAATATTTCTCTTCTGTCAGATTTAGAAAGAAGCCTGGCCACTTCTTCTAAAATGTTAAATAAGACCCTGGCCTTTATAAAAAGAATGATGATCTCTCTTACACCACCTATTTGTCCTTTCTTAAAGATTTGTATAAGTATAGAGAACATCTTTCCAAGGTCTCCTGATACAGACATTGCAACATCTAGGCTAGTCATCAGTTGTTCACTTGTAACTAATTCATGCACCAACTCAATGGCTTTTGTTCGCTTCCCAAGTTTAGATACCTCTCTAATGTCGTTGACATCAATGTTCTTCTGGATAGATTTGACTGAAGCTTTGAACGTGGCAAAATCAGATAATTTTTTGTGGAGGATCTTCATCAGTTTATTATCATTCAACCATGACCCATTAGGGGCAACATTCTCTGGATGTTTATCCTGAAGCCTCATCCCAACCCTCACTGCTTTTGAGCTATAATAGTGACTTTCAGGTGAGGAAGATCCTATGTGTGAAAGGTCTTCTTCAAGGCTGGTGACACCAAAAAAATAATTGAGCTTTTCTTCTTTTGTGAGTCTGATTGAAAGTTCCTCATTGTATTTTTGTTCCTCCTTTAGTATTTTGTCAAGTATGTTCATTGCATCCTGTGTCGGGTTTTGCCTGTCTTTGTTGTATAACATGCACCAGTATATTTCATTCAAGTTATAACCAATTGGCACAAGACCACCTGTTGTGAATAGCCTTGGTAGTTGACCAGAAACACCAGTGCTAGTCTCATCAAATGTCCCAGTTTCTTCATCTCTGTGAACATCTGACAGTCTTATGTACTCAGAGATGTTGGATGTAGTTAACTGTCTTATTGCCTGGTAAGATCGTTGCAACATCAAAGACTGCAAAACTGAACCCACTCTGGAAGGGAACTTCTTATAAATGCCCTTGAATTGTTTGTCACCTAAAGCTTTCATCCACAGATATCTAATGGTTTGGTTTGTCACTGAAGTCAGCTGCTTGTCTTCAAGGTAAACATACGCCATGAGGTTGAAGTTGCCAGACTTTACCTCAGTTGACAGACTCTTAAGGAAGCCATTTCCTGGTGTGACAAGCCTTTCTGCACAGGCCATAGTAGATAACACAACCCTATCATAAGCTCTCATCCAATGCTTTAGTCTTTCTGTGTCTGTCGATAGCCAGTCAGATTCCCAGTGGTCTCCGGTGGGGTGCCATGGGGCAGATAGTTTGTCAACCAGGGGTTGAGTTAGTGACAGAATCTTAACAAAAACCACATTTGACTCAGTCCTAAGCTGAGACCCAGGCCCAACAAGGAAGTAAACTCCTTCAAATCCGGAATACCCAAGGACATATTGCCTATTTTTTCTCCTCCTCATTGAGTTTAGAACTATCTCCTGAGATAACTTCTCATAAAATCTCAACAGAGCTGACACTTCACTACCATCAATTATGTCGAACATTTTTGAAGTTTGTATTGATAGGGTTGGGCCAGTGAGAGACAGTTCCGGCAGGGTTGTCGGGATGACTCTATAGTCAGTAACAGAAGAAAGTTTTGATGTTAGATCATCAACCATGGATATGTGGCTGTTATCTATCCCTATGTGGGTGGGGTTCTCACGGTTTTGTAAAATTCCTGTTTTCCTCAGATAAGATTTCCTACCAGGACCTTGTTTTTGTTCAGACTCTACCTGGTCTTGAGAGAGGGAAAGATAGATCAAGCCGTGGGATGGTGGGCTTCCGATGTCATCTAGCTCTGACTTGACAAAGTCAAGATAACCCCCATGATGTGAACCAGACCTTAAAGCTGATACAGACTCCTCGTAGCTCAACCTCAGCTCTAGGAGGCAGCCTGGGACACCAAGCTGGAGAAGCCGAGGTATCTTCTCTGTGTTCTTAGGAGTACACAAACTGGACCAGCTGGAGTCTAGGTCCTTAGCGCTCTTGGGTTCTGGGTGGGGTGTGGGTCTTTCATGAAGCTTTCCAGATATGATGCCTGCAGCTAAGCTGTCGAGATACAGCTCTTCCTCTGCTTCGTCTAGGTCAGCAGACTTTATTGCCCCGTCAATAGAGCCATATCCTACTTTTATGCCTATCGAATCAGAAACTGTTTCTGACATGTCCTTAGGTGACAACCTAAACTTTATGTCTGTTAGTGCCTCAGTATTTGAATTGTGAAGTCTGCTTGACTGGAATGAAGATTCAGAGTGTATGTATGACAAGTTCTCTGAGAACTTCTTTAGCATTTGAGGAAATGGCTGAACTAGTGGAGGTAAAGAATCAATCCACTCTGAATCAGTCAAGTCAACAGCGAGTACAGCATACGAGACAATGTACCCAGAATCTTCAACAAACCTAAACAGGTTGTTATACTTCTTTAGCTTCTTGCTCTTATCATGCTCGAGGTTGTAGGTCATGGTCACCTCACAAACCTCAATACTTTGTCCCTTCACAGTGTAAAGATCTGGCCTTTGAGACATGAGCTTGCTATCCGGATAAAATAGCCCAATAGATTCTAGAGAGAGTGACTCATTCTCGAAGTGCTCTGATGCCACCATGGACAGGCACAGTATGTCATGCATGTAGTTCCTATACAAGTCATAAAGTCCCCTTGAGGTTGGCATGTAACTGTCAACCAGACCTCTAGCAAACGCGTCGAGCCCTGCGGGAGCAGTGTGCTTTACACTTATGGTGGTTGCAATTCTTGCCTTTGTATTCATTTTGTGGG